CATGTTTAACCTCGATTGTTATATACATTATATGGCATTATACACTAAATGTCAAGTGTTTTTTAAAATTATTTTTCTTCTGAATATCTTGGATCTTGTTCTAGAGCATCTCTAACATCTTCAGCATGGTCCATGCCTTCTCTGCCTGCAGCCTGTGCTTCGGAGCGATTTCGGGCACTATAATATATGCCAATGTTCTCAGTTAATTCCTTAGTGGCCTTTAGTAATGTGGTAATTCCGCCTTCAAGAATCTTTGAATAAATTTCGATCAGTTCATTAATGTTTGATTGAGATAGATCTAATTCGCCATAAGATTCCAAATTTATTTTCCCTGATGCGTTCTCTAATTGTGGCCAGGAGGCTTCCCACTGACTTTCTTTAGATTCCGTAAGCATGGTCTTTTTTTCAATCCAGTGAAAAGCCTCATTAAGCGTGAGGTCTGATTTGTTTGAGATTTGCTGCTCTAAAAGAATATCCAACCCCTCATTTAATTTTGCGCCAATACGCTCGTAACCCTTCTCTTTGGCTGCGGCCCTCTTACGCTCTCTTTCTGCTTCTTCTTCCGGAGATCGCTCTTTTGCTCTTTCGCCAGAGGCAGCAAATTGGTTTAAAAACCCTTTCTTGGTGTAGCCTCTCGTTTTGACGATTAATTGTGCCAATGGCAAAAGGTTTTCATCGCTTGGATCTTGATTATATACAGCCATCGCCCTCTTAAGTTGATTTAAATTAACGCCACCCAAGTTGTTCCCGCTAACGCCAGAGATAAAATCAATAAAATTTTCTCTTGTAATATCAAAAGCAAAAATCTTTAACTTCTCAACATTTTCACCGGATGTCAGCTTATAAGCGACAAGATATTTAATCTCTGGAGCGCCGCGATACAGCAAAAAATCAACGATGTTTGTAAAGCTTCCTTTAACACCCGTAGTTGGGCTAAGTAATTTCAAACTAACTGGAATGTTGGATCCAAACTCGGAGAAAGCAACAAAGTCTTCAATCGGCAGTGTTCCTGCAATTTTTCCTGCTATTTGTTTTCCACCCGTTAAAGCGGCCATAAAACCCTCAAACACAAAACCAGCGGCACTCTCATTGTAATCATTGAGAGTTGCCTGAAGAGCCTCAGTGATCATCATCATATTTAATATCACTCTTGGAGAGGTCTTTCTTTTAGCATTTTCAGGAGTTAAAAACTTGTTAATACTTGCGATTCTAGCGGCAATGTTTTGACCACCAGTAACTGAAGCAAAAACTCTTTCAATTTCTTGCCTACTTTGAGAATTAGGATCACCCCATGCTTCAGAAGGAACAAGTTTAGGTATATCTATAGTATAGCTAAATCTTTTATCCTGCTCTAACAACATCTCATCTGGAAGTTCATCCATCATCTGTTCGACCAACTTTAAAAGATGGTGAGAGTTTAGTTCTTTTTTGTTAAAAAATTTGTTGAGGTTTTCTTTAATATCCATGCCTATAAATAGTTCCCACTAGATGATTTCGTCCGCTATTCCTAAATCTACAGCCTCTTCTGCGGTAAGATAAACATTCATTCTTTTATCCAACAGCTTCTTGATATATCTCTTGGTCATATTTGACTCTTTGGATAGGCAATGAACCAATCTATCTTGTGTCCATTGTGCCTCGGCCATCTCATTTTCAAGATCTGTAAGATTTCCGTGCTGGCCAGAGGTTACACCGTGAAGCATCAACCTGCAGTTCTGGCCAATCTGACGCGAACCCTTTGTACCTGCTGCTAGGAGAAGGACACCTGCGGACATAACTTTGCCCAGGCCAATTGTCTTGATCTCGCAATCCTCTCTTACACTCCTCATCGTATCATAGATTGAGAACATATCTGCTGCTGAGCCGCCCCAAGTTGAGACAACAAAGTCAATAGGATCATATGTCACCTCTGTCTTGTCACATTCTGGTTTGTCTGGATTCAGCTTTGTTTCTCTTCTACCCATCGCTTTCAAAGCCATTAGAGAAAAGGCTGTCTCTGCTGCCCTATCCTCATTAACTTCCCCGTACAACCCAATAAGCCTTAGTTTAGCAGGCTCAGGATTTACATCGTTCATCAATAGGAACTGAGATAAGTCCAATGGAGGCGGTTCTGCCGCTGGCTGCTCTTCCTTTACAATATCTTCGTTTTCAAATTTACCCAATTTATAACTCCTAGTTAATTTTCTTTTCTTTGCCATTTCTATTCATCTCTTTCAACTCAAATGGGAATTGTTTAGCCCACTGAATAAAAGACTCTTTATCCTGAAAGGATCTAGAAAACAAGCAAATTTCTTTTTTATCGTTCCATCCATATCCCACCTCTTTCCATCCCTCTAACTCTGCTAATACTTTTTTCTTATCTCTCGATGACACGGCTTCTACTTGAAGCTTATAGATGCAATTTTTATTTGCGTCTGTAATCAGTTTCCAAGCGACAATATTCATTTGTTTCTCCATGATTTGTGTTTCTCCTATAATACAACATAAAAAAAGAAAAGTCAACTACTTTTTGAAATTATTTCTATAACTGTTTCTTGCTTCTCGCCAGTTATTGAAATTCAAGACATCTTTATAGTATTTAGGCCACTGAGTCACCAAACGCGAAATTATTACTTCTTTCCAGATGCTAAGCATCTGCTTATCTTTTTGTATTGTCTCTTTTAATTCGTTCTCATCAATATCTGAAGAACGCAAAGATCTATGTTTTATGTCATATGCTGACTGCATATCTTCTTCTAAAATAAAAAGAAGCTTGAGAACATCAAGCTTCAAAGTATTCATAAAGGCGTGCATGTGTCCATAGTTTAAAAGGGAGGAGATAATCCTATAAGAGAATACTCCTATTATAAACCATAAAAACTGTTCCATGCCATCCGGCATTATAACCTCTTATTTTTTAAGAGAAGAGAAAATACGCTCAACGATGATATCGGTAAGCTTGTTGAGTTTTGCCTCTTTGAGGTCCTCAGTGGCGGTTTCTGTCGCTTCCGCTTCTTTAAGCTCTTGCTCTTGCTGAATGCGAGCAGCAACCTTCTGAGTGATTTTCTCAATAATATCTTCTTCATTAAGCTCTTCGGCTTCAGGAGCAGCCTCAGAAATTTCTTCTACAGCGTCTTCTTCGAGGGAAGGTTCTTCATCCATACCCATATCCATGTCCATCTCGGGTTCAACATCCATATCCATATCCTCTCCTTCACCACCTTCAACTTCCATACCCAAGTCTACACCAAATTGTTCTGCTACATCTTCAACTGCAGATTGAATTTTGTTCATAAGAGAAGTAAGGGCATCACCAGCGTCACCTTCAGGCTCCATCTCTGGCTCAGCGTCCATCTCTGGTTCTGCATCCATTTCTGGTTCTGCATCCATTTCTGGTTCTGCATCCATTTCTGGCTCTTCGTCGTCACGGTCATAATTCATACCCATGCCCATTCCTTCAGCAACTTCTTCCTCTTCTTCTTCGTGAGCAGCTTCGGTTACTTCTTCGGCTTCCTCAAGATTTTCTTCTTCTTTGAGTTCTTCATCTTTTCCCTCTTCGATTTCAGTCTCTTCTTCTTCCTTGATCTTGTCAACGAAAGTCTCGGTAAGAGGTGCAATTGAAGCCAGCTTCATAAAGCGGCGAATTGTGTTCTCATTAAGAAGTGTTTTTTTGTTGCTCATTGGTGTTCTCCTATAACGTTATAAGCTATATATTTCAAAGTAAATAGTATCTCAACTAACAAAAAGTTCATTTAAATATCATTTATTTGTATTTCCTGTAGTTGCAATTTTTTCAGTGCTTTATCCTGTATTTGTTTAACTCTGACGAAACTAACACCCATTCTGTCTGCTATTTCTCTTAGAGTCATTTCTCCGTTTTTCTCCACTGCGATCAAAGTGCAGTTTAAATCCTCATCATAATCAATCCAGTGTTTACATTCTTTTTCTGGACATTTAACTGATCTAAATATACATGATTCCCAACATTCTTTCATAGTTCTGGATGCTCCTTTTCTAATAGATCGAATATGTTTTCAACCTCTTCGGAATCCAAAGCAAAAGTGTTTTCAAGTTCTCTTCCCTTATCAATAAGTTGTTTAGACTTCTTTCTGTTCTTTATACTTTGGTTTCCTTTTTCTTCTTTATACTCATCAATGATCTTCATCATACTTTCATCCTTGTTAATATATTTCCTCATCATCAATCTGAAAAACTCATTCTGTCTTAATCCATCGTAATGTAATCTTATTTTTAAATCAGCGTGATTTTTATCAAAGTCTTCAAAGCAGACTTGTTTTTCAGCTTTCCTATGATAGTACGTCATTAGCGCCTCAAAATATGCGTTGAGCTTTCAAGTTGTCCAGCGTGTGTCTGCTTAATGAAAGTTGCCTTTGACTGAAGGATCTCAAGAGAGGTGGCCCCTGTGTAAGAGAAGCCGCTCTTGATGTTCCCTGTTATATCCTGAAGGATATCAACAACCGAACCTTTGTGTGGGATTGTCGTTGACACTCCTTCAGGAGAGGATGACTTCCCCCTCCATTCCATCTGGGCAGATCTGGAAGCCATCCCTCTATAAACTTTATACTTCTTATTCTCACTTGTAAAGGTCTCTCCTGGTGATTCGTCAGTACCGGCCAACATTGAACCAAGCATAACGAAGTCTGCCCCTGCTGCTAGGGCCTTTACAATGTCTCCAGCGTTTTTAATACCGCCGTCAGCAATTAGTTTGGCGTCTCTATCTGAACGAGCACAGTCAACAACTGATTGATATGTGGGCACTCCGTGTCCTGTGTTAAGTCTTGTGCTGCAGATTGATCCTCCGCCAATTCCAACTCTAACACTATCCGCTCCCCAATCGGCCAAGTCGTTGAATGCTTCTAGCGTTGCAACATTACCAGCCATCAAATGAACCTTATGAGTTTTATAATCAAACGCCTTTCTAAGCGTGCTCAATGCCTTGCGAACCAATGCGTGATGACCGTGTGCAACATCCAAACATAGGATGCGACATCCAGCTTCAACCAAGGAAGTAGCACGGGCTTCATAATCCCCAGTGACACCAACTGCACAAGCAACGTGGCCTTTTACCTTCTTTGCAAGTTCAACTTGCTCTTCAATAGTATTATATCTATGAATTACGCCCAGTCCACCAGAGGAACTGATAGCAGTGGCCATGTCAGTTTCAGTAACTGTGTCCATAGGGCTGGATAATACAGGCAAACTCAAATATGTATATTCATCCAGGTAGTTTGAAATATCAATCTGGCTTCTGCTTTCTATCTCTGAATACTTTGGCTGCAACAGAACATCATCAAAGCTTACTGTCTCACCTATTACTCTACCCTCTGAATCAATTATCATTTATATCCTCTTGTATTTGTTTTACTAGTCCTGCAGCCCTGTTCCAACAGTCAGGGCAATACAGATTGACTTTTTTATTTTCTTCTCTAACAATAACATACCATGATTGTACCATTTCTTTATCCTGTTTGTCAAATGGTTTTTCACAAACCAGGCAAGAATCTTCTAGCTTTGAAAACAAGCCGATTTTTTGTTTCATTTCCTTTTCCGCTTGCCTTTTCTTGGCCTTCCTCATTCTTCTTTCTATTTTTTTTACTGCCTTAGTCATCTCGCATCCATAGAAGAAACATTTATTAAGCCGTGTGCGCCACAACCCTTCGTATTTTTGAACACGATTACTGCGGACGGGAATGGGGCAGAATTGTTTCCGGCGTTGTCGTTCTTGAATTTCAAACGTCCTTTTATAAAGTGTATGTTCCACGCCTTCATACAATAGTCGTGCCAATACTTTGTATCTGTTCTAGAAGGAATTAGGCAGACCACAAGCGTATTAGGCTTTTGCCCTTCTTCATACGCCTTTTTAATCCAATGTTTGATGTCGCGACCGTAAGGAGGATTCATAAAGACTGATTCTCCCTCCCAATCTTTGCTTAGCCCGTCATCATCTTTTGTATAATACTTTTTACACTTCGCGGTCTTTTTGGTAGCGCAAGGATCGAGTGTAAACTTATATTGAAAGTCTAAGTGGTCAAATATGTCTTGCGGGGTTTCCCATTCCTCTGTCTTTGAGGAAAACATTGTCTGCATAGTCTTTTCGTTCATACTAGCCCCGTGCTTCCAAAGCCACCGGATGACCTTGATGTTTCTGTGCTTGAAGGATCGTCTGTCGTTTCCTCAACCTCACAAGTGGAGATTGGAACCAATACAGCCTGTGCTACTTTCTGGCCGGGATGGATTGTTTTTGTTGAACCGCCGATGTTATGAAGGTTTACAAAGATTTCTCCGGTATAGCCTGGGTCAACAACGCACGCTCCAACAATTAACTTTTGCTTGTGAGCGATGCCTGATTTGTTTTTAACCTCGAGCATATAGTTTTCCGGCACTGATACTTTGAGGCCTGTTGGGACCAAGCAAGACTCTCCTGGTGGAATCTTATACTCGCCCTCTGGCTCCCAATAGCAGTCATCGTTGGATTGTTTGTCTGGGCAGTAAAACAAATCCATTCCCGCATCAATTGAGTGCGCCCTAACCGGCATTTTGGCTTCTTGTCTAATTCTGTAAAATTTAAGTTTCATCATATCTCCTTTATACCATTGTTTTGTTAAGTTGTCAAGTTATTAATTATAATTCTTTCTGATAAAAAATTTCTCGTGTCGCGCCAATTACTTACCTTGTGAGACTTGCCGCCTGCCGCTTCAATCGCAACAGCCAAGGCATAGTCATTACCACCTGGATGAATCCTATCACCAATGAATGTAACATTTTTATAATCCAGGGCTGACAGATATTCAACCACTTGCCTCTTGTCGCCGCCCTTATTGCAAATATCGATAGAGATATCTCCACCGAGACTAGTATCTATTTTATCTCCATATTTATTGTTTAAAAGTTTACATATTCTTTGCCTTGAATTATGTATATCATCCCATTGTTTATATTCCTCTCTCTCAGCTGGAATAGCATTTCTACCAACCTCAGAAAAATTCCATGCACCTGTTCTTTTCTCAACATGGTTACCAGTTCTATTTTTATATTCAGATGCCTGTAGAATATTATTTAAATCCTCTTCGAGTCCTTCTGGAGGAGTAAAATCATTTCTATAAACCTCTTCTCCTTTCTCGTGGTAAACATTAGCCATGCAAGTAAAGACACCTTTTACAGAATTTAATATCCTCGGTGTTAGTTGCTCTTTTATTTTATCTAAATCACTACCTGAGCAAAGATAGGTATCGTTGTTTGTTACCCAAAAATAAAAGAAGTCTTCAAAATCTGGTTCCATTTTACTCCTTGAGGGTGTTAGTGTGACGTCTACGTCAAAAATCCAAGTTTTCATCCTAGTAATCTCCAATTATGTTTGATAGACCTAGAAGAAAAACCCCACTGATCATTATAATCAATTTTACACATATAAGGGCGATTGATCTTAATCACGTCTTTTTCCTTGACGCCCCAACATCTGATTGTGGTTTGATTACTTGTTGAGTCAATTACATTGACAATCCAATACTCTTTCCCATTCTTGGTCTTCCTTTTAATTATCTCGCGAGGAATAAACCACACCACTTGAAGATCTTTATCATACTCAGCGATGGGTGGGACAAAGTATTCTTCCAGCTTTGTCCTGACTTCTTCATTCAAGACGAGTTCAATTGGGAACACGCCAGTCAAGGTTGCCTGATTAGCAATCCTTTCCTCAACTGTAAAGTCTCCCTCTGGTCGATACACTTCGATATTGTCGTGCAGTTGCTTCTCCTTCTTGGGACGGTCAACAACAGCAGCAGACCAGAAATGTTTCATCCCTGTGAATCTGTCGTCGATAAGACAATCCAAAGTTCCACTACGAACGAGCACATCCAATGCTTTCTTGTTCAGCTTGCTATAAATAATATCTTCATTGAATAGAAGATCTTCCACCGTATCGAATGGTCTGTTATCCAGTATCTGTTCAATGGCTTTGTCTCCAAGTCCCTTGATTGAAGTCAAAGGTTGAATAAGAGTTTTACCATCCTCTGAGATCTCCCATACGGTTCCAGAAGAATTAATATCAAGAGGTTGAATCTTGAAGCCCATTGACTTCGCAATGTTGATAGCTTTTTCTTTTCTGCTCTCTGGTTCTTTATCAAGGAAGGCTGCGGTCCATTCAACAGAATAGTAATTCAGCAGCCAAGCACACTGATAACTAAGAATACTGTAACTAACAGCGTGCGACTTGTTGAAGCCGTAACCTGAGAAGTATTCAAATGTCTGCCAGAGCTTATCTGCCTGCCCCATTGATAGTTTCTTTTCAATACAGCCTTCAACGAACTTGCTATAAATCTTTTCTTTCTTCTTTGTAGCATCGCCAGAGCCTTTCTTAGTTAGATACTTTCGTAGAGCGTTGCCTTCATCAAGAGAGATGTCTTTGCCTAACTTGTGAGCCAGTAGAGCAATCTGTTCTTGAAAAATCAGGAAGCCATAAGTTTCTTTTGTAACATCCTTTACAAGTTTGTTGATATATTCTACACTTCCTGGATCTCTCTTTGCATCCACATAAGATTTATCAACATCCGCCCCTAGTGGACCTGGGCGGTAGATTGAAGTGATAGCAGAAATATCAATCAAATTTTTCGGCTTCGCCTTTTTACAAAACTCCTGTGCTCCTTTTTCTGTGAACTGGAAGATGCCTGTCCACTTACCTTTCTGGAACACATTCCTGTATACATTCTGGTCATTGAAGTTGATAACATCGGGATGAAGTTTTTCATTATAGAACTTCTTTACATCCTCAAAGGTTGGTTCTTCAATCCCGTGATGTCTTTTCAAAATATGTCTGATAGAGCCCTCAATCATTCTCAAAGAAGCTAGGCCAAGAATATCAAACTTAATAAAGCCAAGAGGTTCAAGATGTCTTACATTCTGCCCCTCAGACCAAGGAGTTTGCCTCACACCGCCACTGTTTACAAGCGGCATCCACTTATCTAGGTTCTCGCCTACAACGACGCCTCCTGCGTGTCTAGAGACGCTCCTAACCTGCCCTAGAAGGGCCTCAATATGAGTTTTGACATGAGGATACTTGTTTAAGAACTTCTTCAAAGTATCTGAGTATTCCATAACCTCTTCAAAGGTTGGAGTATAAACACCAGACTTGATGCCGTGAACTTTCTTAGCAATCGGAGTTGCCTCAAAGATCATCTTGCCGGTCACATTATTAACTTCTGTAAACGGGACATCATAGAACTTTGAAACATCTTTGATAAGCGAACGCAATTGAAGAGTGTTGTAGTTTGAAATAGGAGCAACTGTGTCGTCTCCCCACTCTTCGATCAACATCTCTTTAACTTGCATCGGATCACTTACATCATAATCAATATCAGGATAATCTGTTGCATCCTTACGCAAGAACCTTGAGAATAGAAGTCCGTGCTTGATAGGATCAACCTGTGTGATATCAAGGACATAAGCCACAAGAGAACCCGCAGCAGAACCTCGACCGGGACCTGTCAGCTGAACAGAGGCCGCTTTATCGGCAATGGCTTTCATAGTCAAAAAATACTTAGCGAAGCCACGGTCACGGATAACAAAGAGTTCTTCTTTGAGTCTATCAGTGTAGCCTTCCTTGTCGCCAAGACCTTTATCTTTCAAGCCTTTGATACAATCCTCTGTTAGAGCCTGGATGTCTGTCTTGCCTGTGGGAACAACGAAACTTGGGAGCCTGACTTCGTTATCAGGCATAAAGTCTTCAATCAACTCGTGAGCGATGTAATGCGTCCTCTTGATTGAGTCCATTACAAGATCGTCATCGTAATCAAAGCCAACCAACTTTGAATATTCCTGATAAGACTTCCACATCTGTTCGCCGTTCTTAGGATACAATTCATACCCAATCTCTTCAACGCCAGAAGGAAGTTCAGAAGACATATATTCAGGAAGACCACCCTTGCCTAACCAACCAATCCTCTTGTAGAGTTCTCGGTCTTTCCAAGCATCAGGAGTTGGATAGTGACTATCAGCAGTAGAAATAAGTTCTACATCATATTCCTTACAAACCTGAATAATATACTGATTAAGTTCGTGCTGTTCAGGAATATTGTTCCACTGAATCTCACCGAACCAACGATCTCCGAATATGCCCTTCATACGCTTCGTTGTCTGACGCATGGCGTCTAGAATAGCGTCACTGCCAAGGTCACGATAATCCCAATAATCACCAGCATAAACACCACCAAGGCAAGCAGAAGCGGCAATAACTCCATCACTATATAAATCAAGAAGCTCATAATCAATACGAGGATATCTATAAAAGTTTTCATCTTTGTAACTCTCCGAAACCAGTTTAAATATGTTATTCAAACCGGTTTGGTTCTGAGCAATTAAAATAAGATGGTTACGCTTCTTTAGAATATCAACAACTTTTTGTTTCGATGCTTTCTCATTCTCAATAGAGAGTTCGATATCGTTTTTAATCCCTTTTTTCTTTTCCTGCTT